CCGAAAAGAACATTGACTCGATGGTAACACCGAACCGCTTCCCACCCGCCGAAGGTAAGGAACTGTTTACGGTGATCGGACTCCGCATTTCGGAATCGTTCTCCCGGAGACGTGGCCTATTTGCCTCTAAGGGGCACATTACAAAGCCGCAGAAGTACGGGGTGCGCCGCATCCGTCCTATTTACGATTGGGAGGATGGCGACGTTTGGAAGGCCATCCTCGAAAACCAATGGGATTACAACTCGGCCTATGACGTTCTCCACCGTCACGGGGTTAAACCCGGACAGTTGCGAATCGGCCCGCCGACCATGAACATCCACGGGGCTTCGAACCTCGCTATTGCCCGAACAGCGTGGCCACAATGGTTCGACAAGTTGGAGCAACGCCTCCCGGGTGTTCGAACCGTGGCCCAGTTTGGCCGCCGGGCGGTGACCCCTCGCCGGATGTTGGGCGAATCGTGGGAGCAAACGTTTTGGCGGGAGTGTGTCCACGAGGCTCCGGAATGGATTGCGGAACGGGCCGAGAAGGTCATTAAGACGGTGTTGGCTCAGCACTCCCGTCACGCTTCAACCCCATTCCCGCAAGCGAACAAGTGCTACCAATGCCACGCCGTGATTGGCTCATGGAAAAAGGCCGCCGAGACAATGTACCTTGGGGACCCGTTTGCCGCCGCAACAGGCGGAATGTTGTCCTACGTCGAACCCGAGTTCTTTCGTCCCGGGTCCGGGACGTGGGGCGGTTCCCCAACATGGTGAAACGATGACCGACCCGCTCGATGACCTCTTTGCTGAACTGTCACGCCTAACGTTCCGGGCCACCATGACGTATGACCCACCGCACGAGTACCTAATGAGCAAATCCATTCCGAACGGGCTCGCTGTTTGGCACCGTGTACGTCTTGCCTCACGGGACTTCGGGGTCATCCGGCCTTTCTACAAATCGAAGCAGGTTTGGAAGTATCTCGACTCCCCCGACGGATACACCTATTGGATAATGCCGAAGTGGTTGCTCCCCGATTGGGAACAGGACTTCGACCCGTCGGACAACTACGTCATTAACCGCCAAAGGACAGACGTGGCAAAGAGTGGGAGGTGGCTCAATGACTAGGGTGATCGTTACCGCCGTTCCGGAGAGGACTCCGACCGTCGAGTACCTTCAGCATCACATTCCAAACTTAGAAATCTGTTGGGATGAGAAAAGATCGCTGATCGACACCTTTCTAAGAGCCTGCCAAATGGCCGGTTATGACCCCGTAATCCGGCTTCAAGACGACATCATCCTGACCAAGGACTTTGTGGCCAAAGTCGAGAAAGTAATCGCAGACCGCCCCGATGACGTAATCCAGTTCTTTTCAATGAGGAAAGATGATCTCACGGTCGGTTCCCGGTATTGCCTTGGCTCGACCTACCTTATGAACCAATGCTTCTATCTCCCGGCAGGTGTCTCGAAGGACATCATCGAGTTCTTTTGGTCCCCGGCTTGGGCCCCCTATTTCGAGGCTCATCCCGACACCGAAGATGATTCAATGATGAGGGAAATGTTCCGTGTCCAACGACGTAAATACTTTCTCCACGTCCCTTCCCTCGTGGACCATCAACGAAGCCGCTCCATTGTAAGCCCGAAACGTTCATCGGCCCGGGTGTCCCTCACCTTCCAAGAGCCCGAATACGAACACTTTCCTAACCCCCCTTCCAACCACTAGACCCAACACGAACAAGGAGAGAACCATGGCAAACAACAAGGGTAAGGCGGTCATCGCCAAGAAGAATCAGGCCCTCGAAAAACTGGAAATCGTTTACGCCCCAGTCACGGCGATCAAACCGAACAGTTACAACCCGAACCGGCAATCCGACGCCGACTTCGACCTGTTGCTTCGCTCAATCTCCGAGGACGGTTTCACTCAACCCATCGTTGCCGTTCGAACCGCCGACCCGGATGAGGCCAAGACCTACCCGTTCACGATTGTCGATGGTGAACACCGTTGGCGGGCCGCAAACCATCTTGGCTTCACCGAAGTACCCCTTGCTGTCGTCCCAATGACCTTGGAGCAGGCCCGAATCGCCACCCTCCGCCACAACCGAGCCCGAGGCTCCGAAGACATCGAACTCGCAACCGAGGTCCTTCGTGACCTTGAACGTCTCGGCGCACTCGATTGGGCCCAAGATTCCCTCCGACTAACTGACGACGAGTTAAACCGTCTGTTGGAGGACATCCCTGCCCCCGAAGCCTTGGCCGCCGCCGCTTTCACCCAAGCATGGGAACCGCAGGCCGCCGTATTCCAAGAGAAAGGCGAAATCTCCGCCGTCACCGGAGGAACCCAACAAGACGCCCTTACCCCCGCCGCTATCGAAGCCGCCCGAGTCCAAGAGAAGCGAATCGCAGAAGCCCGGACCCAAGAGGAACGAGAGCAGATTCAGAAAGAGCGGGCCATCTACCGGCTCAACCTCACCTTCACCAACGACGAAGCAAACATCGTCAAAGAAGCACTCGGAGCCCAACCCGCCGTCCGCCTCCTCGAACTCTGCCAACAGGCACTCACCAAATAACCCTTGGGGTGTCGTTCAACTGGCAGGACAACGGACTTTGAACCCGTAAAGAGGGATTCGAAACCTCTCACCCCAGCCATTTGCTAACCTCGTTTACAGAACACAAGGAGAACCGACATGGCGACACCGAAGCAGGTTGAGGTGGCCCAACGCCGGGCGCAGGCTCTTGAACTCCGGGCGATGGGTTTGACATACGAACAGATTGCGGAGCGGTTGAAGTATTCGGGGCGGGCTCATGCTCATCGGGACGTTCAGGAAGCACTTGCTGAACTGGTGGAGGCTCCGGCGAAGGACCTGTTGGCGGAGGAACTGTCTCGGCTTGAACGGCTCCTTCAAGGGGTGTGGGCGGAGGCTCGAAAGGGGGACACCGGCAAGATCAACACGGTGCTTCGGATTCTCGACGCCCGGGCGAAGTATCTCGGCTTGTACGCCCCTGATCGGGTCCAAGCGGAAGTTTCGATTAACGACCCCGAAGCGGTTGCCAAGAGCATTATCGAGATTGCCGAATCGTTGAAGTCGTGACCGATGCCCGCCGCCCTGTCTAAAGAGCAGGCCGCCAAACAGTTAGCGGCGTTGCCGGTCGAGATTCAGGGCCGTGTTCGATGGCAAATCGTTGGCCGTCCGGAACAGATGCCTCCCCCCGGGGAATGGTATTTGTGGCTTCTAGTGGCCGGACGTGGATTCGGAAAGACCCGCACCGCCGCCGAATGGCTTGCGAACGAGATGGTTACTCGACCGATGACCCGTTGGGCCATCGTTGCCCCAACGTTTGGAGATGGCCGAGACGTCTGCGTTGAAGGGGAGTCCGGCCTTTTAAGCGTTCTCGATCAAGGGGTGCGCTCTTACAACCGGACAACCACCGAAGTCACCCTTCGCAACGGGTCCCGGGCGAAAGTGTTTCCGGCGACTTCCCCGGACCGTCTCCGAGGCCCCCAGTTTCACGGGGCTTGGCTCGACGAACCCGCCTCGTTTCGGTATGGGCTCGCCCTTTGGGACATCATTCAACCGGCCCTCCGTTTGGGAAGCCCCCGAATCGTTGTAACCGGGACTCCGGCCCCAGTCCCGTTCATGCGCCTGCTTATGGGCCTTGTCGATGGGCAGACTGTTCACCTCACCCGAGGCCGAACCTACGACAACGCCGCAAACCTGCCCCCATTCTTGATCGAGCAGTTGCGCCGCCGTTACGAAGGCACCCGAATCGGACGACAGGAACTAGAGGGCGAACTCTTGGAGGACGTCGAAGGCGCATTGTGGACTTACGAAATGGCAACCCGCAATAGGGGAGACGTACCCGCCGAACTGAACCGTATCGTTGTCGCCATCGACCCCGCTTCAACCGCCAAAGAGACTTCGAACGAGACTGGCATCGTCGTCGCCGGAAAGTACGGGGACAAGGGTTACGTCCTAGAAGATTGTTCGCTGAAGGCTTCCCCGCTCGATTGGGCCGCAAAAGCGGTCGCCGCCTACCACCGTTGGAAAGCGGATGCCATTGTCGTTGAGACGAATCAGGGTGGCGACATGATCGCAACGACTATTCGCACCGTGGACTCCACCGTCCGAATCCGTGAGGTTCACGCCATGAGAGGCAAAGCGTTGCGGGCCGAACCTATCGTTTCTCTTTACGAACAGAACCGGATAACCCATTGTGGCATCTTCCGAGAGTTAGAGGAACAGTTGGCCTCTTGGGTTCCTCCGGCGGACTCCCCTGATCGTCTCGACGCCCTCGTTTGGGCCCTAACCGAACTGATGCTGACCAAACAGGCCGCCCCCATTGTCATCCCGTCATCGTTGGAACAGACATCCCCTTGGCGGATTTGACACAAGTGTCAAGTTCGAGGGGTTACGATCAGGCCATGTTCACAAAGCACCCGTTCGCCCCCGACAGGCTTCTAACGCAGAACAGCGAACTCCGGAAGGCCGGAGTGTTTGGTTGGACGCTCCCAGCGTTCATAACGACCCTCTCCGACGGAACCCGCTTCAACTGCTGTCCCAACGCCGGGCCATGCGCCCGAGTCTGTTACGCCCGCTTCGGCACCTACCGCTTTCGGAACGTCATCGACCGCCACGTTTGGAATCTCGAATACGTCCTAATCCACCCCGACGCTTGGCAAGAGCAAATGGTTCACGAGATCAGTCACCGCCGAATGGACCCGACGTTCAAGCCGCACGACCTTGACCACGACCCTGCCGACCGATGGGTTGCCGGATGGGTTGCGAACGGGGGCCGAGCGGTTCGAATCCACGACTCCGGCGACTTCTTTACCCGGGACTACTTGAACCGCTGGTTCGAGATCGCCCGCACCCGCCCCGAAGTCCTGTTCTACGCCTACACTAAGGAGGTTGAGATGGTTCGCCGGGCCCTCCCCGGAGCCCCCGCAAACTTCCGCCCGATCTTCTCCCTCGGCGGCAAACAGGATGCCCTCATTAACCGGGACACGGAACGACACGCCGACGTATTCCCCACCGAGCAGGCTCTTGAACAGGCCGGGTATTACAACCAAGAGGTGAACGACCTTCTCGCCGCCGTCGCCCCATCGGTCCGCATCGGCATCGTTCAGAACAACATTCCGGTAGCCGTCAAGAGGTTCGGTGGCCGCTCGATGAGTCAAATGATTGACCGGGAAACCCCTGCTCCTTCATAAAGTTTTCGGGTATCGCAAGAAATCCTAAATACTCGCTGGACATCGACCGTCGGCCCCCGTATGATTTGAGCATGGCAACACCGACCACGCCGGAAGCCGTCACCTAGTCCCGGGGCGCAACATCATCGAATGGATGGCCGAATGACCACAATCCGCAAAGCGGAGGAACACCGTCCCATCTACGTTATCGCCGGTGAGATTTGGGATGATTGGAGTAATCCGTACTGCGGTGCGGTTCCCTACTTAGAAGCCATGTCCTGCTTGGATAGCATTAACGATGACTACGGGTCGGATAGGGCCCGTGTCGTGGTCATGTATTTCCTCGCCAATGCCAATACTTGGCGAGGCGAAACGGCTCGTCGGATAAAGTCCGAACTTAAGAGGCTTATCCCCTCATGACCGGATACAAGGAGCCTGACATGAGATTCGACCAATACCCCGCCGTTCCGGCTCCGACACCGGAAACCCTCGCCGTGATTGTGGAGCGAACCCACAACACGATAATCAAAGGGCCGGTCTACAAGGCCCGGGCCTATTTCGGGGACGTCCGAACAAGTCTCTATTGCGGCCACCGGCACGTTACGCCTCACGTCGCCCACAAATGCGCTTCCAAGTTGTACGCCGAGACGTTAGAAACCATCCGGAACATGGAAGGTGTGATTGACGTGACGCTTTCCGGTGACATCCAACGGGTGTACGACATCATTTTAAGCACCGACCCGGACCCGGAGGGGCGGCACAGCAGTTACGACAGCGTTCGCTTCTACGTTATGGCCGAATATGTTGAAGGGGGCGAGGAATGACAGAATGGTTCCCGCCTTCGCACGTTCGACGTCGATGCCCGAAATGCGGGGCATGGTTCCAAATCCCGGTGTCTGACATCCCGCCGTTGATTGCGGGCCTCAGGCGGCGAAATAGAACCCAATGCGCCGAATGTACGGCTACGTCCTCATCGAGCCCGGATTGCTAAACTTCCGCCATGCGGCAACTCATCCTCTTGCTCATCTTGACAGGGTTCGCAACCTCGACCTATTGGAATGTTCGAGATTGACGGCCACGAAACCCCTAGCGTGTCTTTTCCTACAATCTAGTTTGAGGGAGCAAACATGAGAGTCATTTCATACGGGGGGGTGTTCAATCCACGGCCCTGATTGTTCTCGCTGTTACGGGGCGAATACAGGCCGATGCCGCCGTGTTTTCTAATGTCGGTGACGACGCCGAACACCCAACAACCCTCCGATACGTCCGAGAGATTGCTATTCCTTATGCGGCGGCGCACGGGTTCCCGGTTCACGAGATTCACCCGGTGAGAAATGGGGAACGTACTACCATTGTCCGGGAAATCGTCGAGAAAGAACGTGACATTATCCCATTTTTCGGTGAAGCGGGAAATCCTTTAAGTCGATCTTGTACCGCCGATTTTAAGATAAAGACCATTCATCGGTGGTTAAAGGAACAGGGGGCCACAAAATCCGAAAAGGCAACCGTTTTACTAGGTATTTCCACCGATGAGATCGAGCGAGCAGGCCGGGGCAAGGACGGAGCGGTTGAAATCCGTGAATACCCGTTACTGACACTTGGCATGAATAGGACCGACTGCGAACGGGTTATTAGGGAAGGCGGCTTGCCGGTTCCGCCGAAGTCATCGTGCTTTTTCTGTCCGTTTCACTCCGAGTTAGTTTGGCAAGAGTTAAGGCGTGATGACCCTGCCCTGTTTCAAAGGGCCCAAGAGATCGAGGATGCCGTTCAAGCCCGAAAAGCCAGCCGTGGCCATCGCCAAGTTTTCCTCACCCGTAAGGGTTCTCAAACGGGGCAACGATTGTCCGACGTGATTGCTACTGCGGGCGAAATGCTTTTTCAATCGGAAATCGGGGCAGACGGTTGCGATTCCGGATTCTGTTGGACGTAAGCGATGACCCGGCGGAGTCTCATCCACGGAGCCCACAATCGGTATTCGAGCGGGTGCCGTTGCCAACCCTGTCGAGACGGGCACCGGGAATACCAACGGGCGTACCGGGCTCGAATGTATGGTGAAGGGTACGTCTATCGTCGAGGCCATTTACGGAGGCCCGCAAAGAAAGTGTCCCCGTGAACTCCCTGCTCAGACATAAACTTTAGATTTATCGAAAGAAATCCCGAATAAAGACTTGACACCCGGCATTGGCCGCCCTATGATTAGGGCATGGCAAACACACCGACCACCGAAAGGACCGCCATGAGCAACGTTAGCGCACTCCACAAGATCGTCAAGCACCCCGACCAAAAGGTCCTTTGGCGACTCGAATGGGCAACCGAAACCCTGCCCGCAAAGTGGGTCATGGCCGGAATCTACGACCCGGCAACCGATGACCGAACGCTTCAGCATCATGCGGGACCAAGTGCCCGGTTCATCGCCAACACGAGGGACGTCCTTCGGGCCCTCTCCAAGCGACGTGCCAACAGGTTCAACAGGTGGACCGCCAGTTTCGAACGGGCGGTCCAAATCATGTGGTTCCCGGAGACGGCCCGGATGAATCAGGAAATCCTTTGGGCCGCCGACATCTGCGATGTCATGGCCGACGAGTACGGCAACCTCGAAGCAAAGGAGGTGGCCAAGTGACCGCCTCGATCACCCGGGTCCTCCGAGAACTGGACGGCCTTAATACTGACCTTGCCCTGTTGGGCCGGTACGAACACGCCCGAACCGGGGACACGCTGGCGGCAGACCGGGCAACCCGCCGAGTCGCCGCCATCACCAAGGCCCTTGCCGCCACCCGGCTCCGCCCCGACCCGAACAACCGAAACGTCAAAGACATCTCAATCTTCGAAGATGACTTGGCCTTAGTGGAAGCCACCGCCGAAAGGGATTGGCGAATCGTCCGGGCGTGGCTCCACTCCGACGGAACCGAGGAATACGAGGTTTACAACAGCGAGGCCGCCCAAACCGTGGCCTACCTGTTCCCGAAAGATGGCGGCATGATCGTCGAGCCAATGGGCCCCGCCCGTTCCAAGAGCGGAGCAGGGTTCTAATGGCCGGATACCGGAAGGGCACCGGATGGGTTCGCCGGGAATACCAAGGAGTCTCCGGCGACACCTATTGCGAATGGGCCACGGGCCCCGACGACACAACGCCCGGCGTTAGACATAACCGGCTCGGTTGCGACCTCTGTTACCTCAACGTCGCACACTCCGAAGCCCTTTGCGACCAAGAGAGAGCCGAAGCCGCCTGCTGAACCGGCTAAGGTTAGGCCATGCGCCTCCGCCGTCGAAAGCAGAAACCTGTTCCGGAACCAATGTGGTCCGAACGCTTCGGGGCCGACGTGCTCCGGGCTCTTGGCATCGACCCCAACACCGTCACCGGATTCACAATGGAGTTCCGTGTTGGGGCCCGCCCAAACCTGACCGTCATTCACGAGGCTTGGAAACCGGACGTGGAGGCGTTCCTCCGAACGTTCGAGCATTACCACGTCGTTGCCCGCAAGAGCGACGAAACCCCGGGTACCGTCCTCTCCACCCCACGCCCGACCTTGGGCCCGCAAACGACCGCCTTCGGGTCATCGAGGGCCATCCTGTTCCGATCCGCTTTCGATTCTAACGAGCAACAGGGTTAGCGGTTTCTAATGCGCTAACATTCCGACCGTGGAACCCGATTCTCCCGTTGTAAAGGCGAAAGCCAGTTCAACCGACTTCATGGAAGTCGGGTCCTCCGGCCTACAGCAAAGCGGCGGCATTATCCGGGACGACTTCCTCCGGCAACTCCAAGGGAAGCAGGCGTTTGCCAACTACCGGGAAATGGCCGACAACGACCCGGTGATCGGAGCAATGCTTTCGAGCATCGAAATGATTATTCGGGCCGTCGATTGGTCCGTCGAGCCTGCCGATGCTAACGACCCCGCCGCTGTTAAAGAGGCCGAGTTCATTTCGGAATGTATTTCCGACATGAGTTCATCGTGGGACGACACGCTTTCCGCAATCCTGTCGTTCCTTGTGTACGGCTTCTCCCTTCACGAAATCGTTTACAAGCGGCGACAGGGCTTCACAAACGACACCCGCACCCGCTCGAAATACCAAGACGGGCGCATCGGATGGCGGAAACTGCCCGTGCGTTCCCAAGACACGATTCAACGCTGGAACCTCGACCCCTCCGGCGGTATCCAAGGGGCCTACCAAATGGACCCTTACAACTCCCGCAAAGGCAATGTCTACCTTCCAATCGAGAAGTGTCTCCTTTTCCGCACCACGTCCAAGATGAATAACCCGCAGGGTCGTTCTGTCCTCCGCAACGCTTTCGTACCGTGGTATTATAAACGGCGCATCCAAGAGATTGAAGCCATCGGCATCGAGCGTGACCTCGCCGGGCTCCCGGTTGCGCTCGTTCCCCCGCAACTCCTTTCGAACTCTGCCACCGCCCAAGAGCGGGCCGCCCTCGATGCCATCAAGCAGATCGTTCGCAACATTAAGCGGGATGAGCAAGAGGGCGTCGTGTTCCCCCTTGCTTACGACCCTGACACCGGCAACCCGGCGTTCGATCTCAAACTGTTGTCCTCCGGAGGAAGCCGCCAGTTCGACACGGACGCCATCGTTAGCCGCTACGACCAACGCATTTCCATGACCGTCCTTGCGGACTTTCTGCTCCTTGGTCACGAACGCATTGGAACGCAGGCCCTCTCCGTCTCGAAGATCGACCTGTTCGTTCGAAGCATCGAGGCGTACCTTTCCGAAATCGCTGAAGTGTTTAACCAGCATGGCATTCCTCGACTCATGCGCCTCAACGGGGTGAACGAACGACTATCGCCATCCCTCACCTATTCAACGCCAAAGAACATCGACCTCGCCCAAATCGGCGGCTTCATCACGAGCCTCGCCCAAGCGGGTGCTCCCCTGTTCCCCGACGAAAATCTCGAAGCGTACCTTCGAAGCATCGCAGGATTTCCGGCAGGCAACGCAGAAGCGGTGTAACGGTGGGTACCGTTCAAGTCGGGAAGCGCACCGGATGGGGGCGCCTGCCCCTTTTCAAACGGACAAGCGGCCAACAGGCGTTCAGAAAGCCCGGCGACGAACTGTCGGAAGCCGAGACGTCGATGACCGACGTGCTTCAACTCTTGTTCGAAGCGATGCCTTCGAACATCGAACAGATGTTCGCCGCCGACGGACTTCAACAGGCAACCCGGGAAGCGACCGCCACCGCCCAACAGTTCCGTCCGCTGATCGAGGATGTCCTTCAACAACAGTTCATCCGTTCACAACGACAGGCCGAGGACGAACTGGCCCGGCTCCTTTCCCGGGCCTACTCCGCCGTAGGCAAAGCGACAACCCCGACCCCCTCCGAAGTCGCCCTCATGGGGTTCCGATTTGACCGCCGAAACCTCCAAGCGTCCGCCTACGCCCGCACCCGGGCCGGGGAACTGATCACCAACATGACCGACTCCCAACGGGAAATCATGCGGGAACTCGTGACCGACGCTTACACCTTTCAGAATTCGCCGCAGGCAACAGCCCGCACCCTGTTCGATGCCCTCCGGGAAACGTCTCCGAGCAACCCGGCGGCCCAAGAGTTCGCCCGCCTTTTCGGGACTAACATGAACGGCCTGACCTCCCGTTACGAACAGGCGGTTATCAACAGGGGCACGAGCCTTGCCACCGAACTCGCCGGGCGAGGCGTGTCTGCTGAAAAGATCGTTGAACGAGTCGAGCAGGAAACCGCCAAGTATGCCGACAAACTTCGCCGGGCCCGCTCCCGAACGATCGCCCGCACCGAAATACTCCGAGCCAACAACGAAGGCCGTCTCGCCACGTTCCGAAACGCCCAAGACGGAGGACTGCTCCCGGAAACCGCCCGCAAGCGTTGGCAAACCTCATCGCTCGATGTCTGCCCCATTTGTGTCCCGCTGAATGGGCAACTCGCCCCGATCAAAGAGCCGTTCGATAACGGGCTTATGACTCCACCCGCTCATCCAAACTGCCGGTGCTCGTTTAACGTCGTTCCGAATGTTGAGGCGTACCAAGTGCCTTCCGTTTCCGGCTCCGGGGTCGAGGGGGACCCGTTCCGCTTGAATCCCGGCGGACGTGGCCTAAGACCCGAGTTTGATGACATGGCGAACACGCCGCTAACCCCTTCAGTTCCAACGGCACCCTCTCCCGCACCGGCTCCGGCGTTGAATGGACGCCCGGAGGCCATCCCCGACCAAAGCCGAACGGTTGCCGACTCCCTCCGCCTTCCAAACCGGCCCACAAAGCCGCCGACTCCCGGAAGCACGACGGCGGTGCTCGATGAACGAATCGTTGCCATTCAAGAGGTTGCGGACGGCTTAAACGAGCGGGTCATCGTTCCGGATTCCACTCTCGACGTAACCGAGGTAAAGGTTGGCCTCCGGCCAACGAAAACGCTCGGCGGCACGTTCGCATACAACGGCACTTCAACGTCGGGCGGCAAAGTCTTTAATGACCCTTGGAACGAGATTAAGGTGAACATAAGAGAGGGTGGAACCATGGGGGAGTTCCAAACCTCTTTTGCTCACGAGTTCGGCCACCGCCTCGATTACAAACCGGGCGGAAGGCAAATGGTTACGACCGACCTTTACGAAGCGATGAAAGTGCTGGACGACCCGACCGCCGACTTCATTAAAAGGGGAATGGCGCAAGACCTTGTAAACGAACAAGGGCAGGAACTAGCGGAGGCCGTCGTTGAACTGATCGACGCCGTTAAAGACACCGACGGCCTCCGCAGACTCATCACCACCGCCGACAACGTTTTTTCATCCCCTAAAGCCGCCCGGGATTGGATTGAATACGCCACGTCCCCGCATGAGGCGTTCGCCCGGCTATTCGCCCAATGGACCGCCGAAGTGACAGGCAACCCGGCTATGAAAGCGTCGATTCTGAAGTCCAGTCTGCGGGACGGTTACCAATGGAGCGAACTTGAGTTCCAAGCAATCCGCCCCCTGCTCGAACGGGTGCTCCGCCTCCGTGGGATAATCTTGTGACCATGAAACCGGAACCCGACACCGAACGATTCGAACACCCTTACGATGACGTGATTGCGGACGGCAAAGTTCTGCGGGGCCCCTCGATGTTCACCGATGAGGAACTAGAAGCGTTGCGAAAGGAGCAGAACGATGGTCGCCGTTCCTGATTACGTCGCCGCTAACGCCCGCCGGGGCCTTGATCTCCTTGAATACGCCGGGGCCGGATTACGCCCTAAAACGGTCCGTGAGGCCCGTTCGATGGCCGCCGGGTCTGTCACCCCGGACAAGGTAATGCGGATGGCCGCATGGTTCGCCCGCCACGCCTCCGACCTCCGGAACGAGGACGCCAACGCCTTCCTCCGGGGAAAGAGCGAACGCCCAACCGCCGGACAAGTGGCATGGCTCCTTTGGGGCGGGGAC